TTTCATCCAACTTAACTTTGTGGCTACTAGATCAGGCGTTGCCTTTTCTGAAGTCGCAGGATCTTAATAGAGAGGAGATAAAACAAAATGGCTAATATAAATGACTTCAAATCTCGTTTAAGAGGTGGTGGAGCAAGAGCAAATCAGTTTAAGGTAACTTTACCTTTTCCTGGTTACGCTGCTGTAGGTGGTGAAACATCTGATCTTGCTTTCCTATGTACTGCAACTGCTATACCTAAACAAACTATTGCTAGTGTTGCTGTTGATTTCAGAGGAAGAAAACTACAACTTGCTGGAGATAGACCTGCTTTTGACCCTTGGACAATTACTGTATTGAATGATACAGACTTTAAATTGTACAGAGCGTTTGAAAGATGGATGAATGGTATAAACAATATGACTGACAACGAAGGTATCGCAAATCCTGCTGATTATCAAGTTGACGGTTTCATTGACCACTTAGACAGAAATGGATCAACCCTTAAATCTTATACTTACAGAGGATTGTTCCCAACTGAACTACAAGGTATTGCTTTAGATTACGCTACAAATGACGCAATCGAGAAATTTGATGTGACGTTTGCAGTACAATACTTTGAAACAGATACGACTACATAATATACTAACTAAGTTAAATCGAAAAGGAAAATTATAATATGGTTAAACTACTTGGGTTCGAGATAACAAGAAAAGATAATGATCTGGAGAAGCCGGCGAGTGCCAAACAGGCATTCACTATACCTTCTCCAGATGACGGTACAACTACTATATCTGCTGGCGGTTACTTTGGTCAATACTTGGATATGGAAGTTACTGCCAAGAACGACTTTGATTTAATCAAAAGATATCGTGAGATCAGTCAGCATCCTGAATGTGATACTGCGATAGAAGATATAATCAATGAGGTTATCATATCTAACGAAAGAGATTCAGCTGTTTCTTTATCACTAGATAAACTTGCTATTTCAGACAATATTAAAACAAAAATTAGAGCAGAGTTTGATGAAGTCTTACGACTTATGAACTTTGACGAAAAAGGTTTCGACATCTTTAAAAGATGGTACATTGACGGAAGAATATATTTCCACAAGGTGATCGATCCTACTAGTCCTAGAAAAGGGATTAGCGAAGTTAGATATATCGATCCTAGAAAGATTAAGAAGGTTCGAGAAATAACTAAGAAAAGAGATAATAAAGGTAAAGGAATTGAAGTTGTAGAACAAACAGCAGAATGGTTTGTTTACAATGAAAAAGGTATGTCATCAGCAAACTCAAATGCTGGTATAAAGATATCAACTGATTCAATTACTTATGTCACGTCTGGTGTTGTAGATCAAACTAGAAATATGGTTATGGGTCACTTGCACAAAGCAATCAAACCTACTAATCAATTAAGAATGATCGAGGACGCTGTTGTTATTTACAGAATAGTAAGAGCACCAGAAAGACGAGTATTCTATGTTGATGTAGGAAACTTACCTAAAGTAAAAGCAGAAGCATATCTAAGAGATGTGATGGCAAGATATAGAAACAAACTTGTCTATGACGCTTCTACTGGTGAAGTAAGAGATGACAGAAAACATATGTCAATGCTTGAAGACTTTTGGTTACCTCGTAGAGAGGGTGCAAAAGGAACTGAAGTATCTACATTACCTGGTGGACAAAATCTAGGTGAGATTACAGATGTTCAGTACTTTCAAAAGAAACTTTACAAAGCATTGAATGTACCGATTTCAAGAATGGAATCAGAAGCAGGTTTCAATCTTGGTAAGGCTGCTGAGATAACTAGAGATGAATTAAAGTTTACTAAATTCATTCAGAGATTAAGAAAAAGATTTACGTTTGTCTTTAGTGATATGTTAAAATCACAATTGATTTTAAAAGGTATTATAACAATTGAAGACTGGCAGAGAATTCATAATCATATTCAATATGATTTCTTAAAAGATGGATATTTTGCTGAGTTAAAAGAAGCGGAAATAATGAGAGAAAGATTAAGTCTTGCTCAAGAAGTAAGTCCGTATATTGGTAAATACTACTCGGTAGACTTTATAAGAAAAAAAGTGTTAAG